TGATATTGTTTACTTCCAGAAAAAGCTTTATCGTGCATTAAACGTTCCAATCGGTAGACTTGATCCTGAACAAGGTACTGGTATTCTTGGTAGAACATCTGAGATCACCAGAGACGAATTTAAGTTCCAGAAATTTGTAGGTAGACTTCGCCGTAGATTCGCTGACCTATTCTACAATATTCTGAGAAAACAGCTTCTTCTGAAAGGCATCATTACAGAAGACGATTGGGAATCTTGGAAGTCTAGTCTATACGTTGACTATATTACAGACAACTATTTTACAGAGCTGAAAAACGCCGAGATGGTAAGAGAGCGGGTAAATATGCTTCGTGAGATAGAACCTTATCTAGGCAGCTTCTACTCTAAAGAATGGGTAAGAAAGAACATCTTGATGTTTACCGATGATGATATTAAAACAATGGAAGATCAGATTGAAAAAGAAACGAAATCTGGCGAAATCGGTACAGAAGACGAAGAAGATATCTAAAGATCTAAATAATTATAAATAAAATTAAGTTTTCTAAACTGGAGTTTACAAATGACTGATATTATTGATTTTCTTAACAATGTTACAAATAAAGATTATGCTAAAGCTGAAACTCAGTTTGCTGACTTAATTAACGGCAGATTGAATGACAGACTCCAAAACGAAAAAGTTAAAGTAGCAGGTATGGTCTTTAATAATGTAATCGAAGAAGATCCAGAGCCTGAAGTCGAAGCTGAGCCTGAAGTAGAAGTAGAGGCAGAAGCTGAGCAAGAGCCTGAGGAAGAAGTAGAGTCAAATGAAGACGTTTAAAGAATTTGCAAAGAACATCGCTCCAAAAGGTCAAAAGATCGTTAAGGTCTTAGATCTTAAAAGCGGAGAGATGATGGTCACAAAAGACGCAAAAGGTAAGTTTAACGTTATGTTTGATAACCAAGTGGTTGATACCCTTGGCTCTGAAAGAGAAGCAATGCAAGCTGCTAAGAACTTTGGCAGCATGATGGGTAAAAGGTAGATACAAATGAAACTGATTACAGAACATACAGAAGAAGTTTCTTACATTGTCGAAGCAAAAGACGATGGAAGTAAGAACTATGTAATTGAAGGTATCTTTGCCCAAGCGGAACAAAAGAACCGCAATGGAAGAATTTATCCAAGACCAATCTTGGAGAAAGCAGTTTCTAAGTATAATAATGAGCAGGTTAAAACACAAAGAGCAGTTGGTGAGTTAAACCATCCTGCTGGACCTATTATTAACTTAGATAAAGTATCCCATCGCATTACTGAACTTAACTGGGACGGTAATAATGTGATGGGTAAGGCACTTATTCTTGACACCCCTAATGGTAAGATTGTGAAAGGTCTCTTAGACGGTGGAGTTAAGCTAGGTGTTTCAACTCGTGGTATGGGAACTCTTGAGAACAAAGGTGGAGTCAATATGGTCAGAGATGACTATGTGATGAACACTGTAGATATCGTACAAGATCCATCTGCACCATCAGCTTTCGTTAATGGAATTATGGAAGGTGTAGAGTGGATTTGGAATAACGGTGTCTTAGAACCTCAGGAAATTGAGCAAATTGAGACTGAAATTAAGAATGCTTCTAGATCCGATCGCTCTGCGATTGAGATGCGGGAGTTTAAGAATTTCCTCTCTAGATTAAATTTTTAACAGGAGATAAACATGTCCGACAAAGAACTTATGGAAGACATTGAATCTGTTGAAGAAATGGTCGTGGATCCCGATCCTGAAGAGGAAGAAGAAGCTCACGACGAATCTGAAGCAGAAGCTGATGAAGAAGTATCTGAAGCTGCAGCTGCACCTGAAGTAGATGGTGAGAAGGCTGCGGAAGATGATGCTGCTAAAATTAAAAAGTCAGCTCCATCGCAAGCTAAAGTTCCTGGCGGTGTTGCCACTAAGGGCGACCCAATGCCAAGCACTAAAGCTGGTATGATCAATGCAATGTACAACGAAATGTCCAAAATGAAGAAGGCTGATCTTTCCGCCTCCTACAACAAAATGATGAATGCTATGAAGCATGGCATGAAAGAGGACACAGAAGTTGAAGAAGTGACACCAGAACTGCACGAAAAGGCAGCTAAAGTTACTGTTGACGTAACTGCTGACATGAATGCACTGGCTGAATCTGAAGCAACTCTGTCCGAAACCTTTAAGGATAAGGCTGCAGTCATTATGGAAGCTGCTGTCAAGTCTAAGGTTTCTGAAGAAGTTGCACGCATTGAGTCTGAACTTCAAGAAGAATTTGACGAAGAACTCAAGACTACCCGTGAAGAAATGGTCGAGCAGATTGATGGATACCTGAACTACGTTGTAGAAAAGTTCATGGAAGAAAACAAGCTGGCAATCGAGCATGGTCTGAGAACTGAACTGGCAGAAGATTTCATGAACGGTCTTAAGAACCTGTTCACTGAGTCTTATGTTGAAGTTCCAGAGTCTAAGGTTGATCTGGTAGATGAGTTGGGTACTCAGGTTCGTGAACTTGAAGAAAAACTTAACGAAACCACTGAAGCTTCTATCCGTATGACTGGCGAGCTGGAAGAACTGAAGCGTGATGCTATCATCCGTGAACATTCCCGTGATCTGGCTGAAACACAGGTAGAAAAGTTGAAGTCCCTGGCTGAAGATATTGATTTCGAAGATGAAGAAACTTTCGCATCGAAGGTTGCTACTATCAAAGAATCTTACTTCACCAAGAAAAAAGTAACTGTAGCTGAAGAGCAAGTTGATGAGTCTGCTGAAGAGCAGGAAGTCTCTAGTTCGATGGCTATGTATGTTAATGCCCTCAAGCAAACACATAAACCACAATAATAAGAAAGAAGGTGTATAGAAATGCAATCTCCTATCTCTTACGATAATCTCGTACAGAAGTGGGCTCCAGTTCTTAACGAAGAAACTGCTGGTCCTATTTCTGATCACTACCGCAAGCAGGTAACTGCTGCTATCCTCGAAAACCAAGAGCGTGCTATGCGTGAAGAAGCTGCTGCTTCCTCGTTTGGCATGATCAGCGAAGCTGGTACAGATACTTCCGACGTCGGTAAGTTCGACCCAGTACTGATCTCGCTTGTTCGCCGTGCGATGCCTAATCTGATCGCATATGACGTAGCTGGTGTACAGCCAATGTCCGGTCCTACTGGCCTGATCTTCGCTATGAAGTCTCGCTACAAGACTGCTCGTGGTGATGCTGCTGTAGATTCCGAAGCAATGGGCACCAAAGAGCCTTATACTGGCTTCTCTGGCGACTCCGGCTTCACTACACAGCCTGAAGACCCAGCTGGTCTGTCTGCTGCTAACTTCGATTCCGACTCTTCGGCAGATGACGCTCGTACAACCGCTCTGTTTGGCGGCGGCATGTCCACAACTGAAGGCGAAAACCTCGGTGACACTGGTCAGTCGGCATTCGCTGAAATGGGATTCACCATTGAAAAGCAGTCTGTAACTGCTAAGACACGTGCTCTGAAGGCTGAGTACACCATGGAACTGGCACAAGATCTGAAAGCCATCCACGGTCTCGATGCAGAAACCGAGCTTGCTAACATTCTGTCCGCTGAAGTACTGGCAGAAATTAACCGTGAAGTTATCCGTACCATCAACTCGCAAGCTAAGTCCGGTGGCGCTCTGACCGCTGCTGGTGCTGCTTCCGCTGACTTCGACCTGAACACCGATGCTGATGGTCGTTGGTCTGTAGAGAAGTTCAAGGGTCTGGTATTCCAGATCGACCGTGACGCTAACACGATTGCTAAAGAAACTCGTCGTGGTCGTGGTAACTTCATCATCTGTTCGTCCGACGTAGCTTCCGCTCTGGCAGCTGCTGGTATGCTCGACTATGCTCCTGCTATGTCGACCAACCTGAACGTTGATGACACAGGCAACACTTTTGCTGGTGTACTGAACGGTAAGATGAAAGTATACGTTGACCCATATGCAACTACAGACTACTGTACTGTTGGTTACAAGGGTGCTAACGCATACGATGCTGGTGTCTTCTACTGTCCATACGTTCCATTAACAATGGTTCGTGCGGTTGGTGAGAACACCTTCCAGCCTAAGATTGGCTTCAAGACTCGCTACGGCATGGTCTCGAACCCATTCGTTGGCGCTTCGCCTACTAGCGATGCTCTCGCTACCGCTAAGACTAACCAGTACTACAGAATCTTCCGTGTAGCTAACATTCTTGGCTAATCCCTGAAGATATAACAATAAAGTACTGTTATAAATACTAGGGTGGATCGAAAGGTCCACCCTTTCTTTTTGGAGTGAATAATGGCAACACTGACAGCAAATAAAAATTATTTACAACCTAGTGGTTTTAGAGTAATTATTGATAGAGAAAATTATCCTAATTTGGAATTTTTTGCTCAATCAGTAAATCATCCAGATGTTTCTATTGCTGGAACGAATCTACCATTTCGCAGAATCGAAAATGTGAATATGCCAGGAGATACTATTTCTTTCTCTGAACTTACAGTATCTTTTATCTTAGATGAAGATATGAAAGCATATACTGAATTATATGATTGGATGGAATATACGATTAACAGCGATTTTGTTGGTCAAGGACCAAGATCCCAAAGAGTATCACCAGAACTTCCCACACAAGCTGATATTTCTGTATCTATTTTATCAAGTCATAATAATCAGTCAACACGAATTTTATATAAAGGATGTAATCCAACTTCTATCAGTGGTCTTCAGTTATCCTCTGTAGCGAGTAGTGTTGAATATCTGACGTTTGATGTATCGTTCCAGTTTACTGGATTTGAATTTAAAGGTTGATTTTTCTTTAAAAATATTATATAATATAACAGTTACTAACTGTAGTTTTGGATTTTATAATGAAACTTGACTTGAACAGCATTTTAGAAATGTGGAAAGAAGATTGTCAAATCTCTGAGTTTAAACTTGATGAAGAATCTAGAAAAACTCCATCTCTTCATGCAAAGTATCTAGAAATTTATTCCCTTACAAAACTTAAACTGCGAAAAGCGGAACTAGATCAAAAGACTCTGTTAAAAGAAAAATGGGAATATTATAATGGTAAGATGGATCAGGAAACGATCCAAGAAAAAGGTTGGAAATTTGACCCTTTTGATGGATTAAAAATTCTTAAAGGTGATATGGAAAGATACTATGATGCTGACACTGATATTCAGGAGTCAGAAGAAAAAGTTACCTATTATAAAACGATTATAAGTACCTTAGATGAAATAATTAATAATTTAAAATGGCGACATTCAACCATTAAGAACATGATTGACTGGCGGAGGTTTGAATCTGGAGGATGAGTTACTTGGCTTTATTTGACGATACAGAATTTATTTCCCATGCGGGCTTAAATCTTGGTTGGAAGATTGAGATGGACGCACTCTATACAGATGATTGGCGCTGTCTCGCTAAGATGATCATGGAGTATGAAACCAGACCGTTCCGTGAAGCGGTCGGCATTCCTCGTGGCGGTGTTCGATTAGGACAGATGTTGAATGAATATGCAACTGGTAATCCAGAAGACCCTATTCTGATTGTTGATGATGTCTATACAACCGGAACCAGCATTAGAGAGTTTATTGAAGAAAACTACAAAGGTGAAAATTTATTTTGCTGGGTAGTATTTGCTCGTAATAGAATTTACAAGCGACATATTAAAGCATTATTTCAAATGCCTTCAAAATTTAGACCAGAGAAATGACTGACCTGATAGTTCGGCAGAAAAATTATTCTGCTTTACATATACAATGCGAACCTCATGTAGCGAATGAACTGAATGATTATTTTGCCTTTGAGACGCCAGGATACAAATATATGCCAGCCTACAAAAACGGTAGATGGGATGGCAAAACACGTTTATTCAATATTCGCAACTATGAACTGCCAGTAGGACTCTGGGAATATCTTGGTGAGTTTATTCAACCTAGAAATTATAAACTAGATATTGAATATGATACGCAGTATGGTTCGCCAAATCAAGAGTCAGTTGTAGAACCCAAAGAGGTTTATGATTTTATTCAGAAACTACAACTTCCCTTTGAAGTCAGAGATTATCAGTTTGAAGCAGTAGTTCAAGCGCTCAAGTCTAAACGTGCTATTCTACTTTCGCCTACAGGTTCTGGTAAGTCACTGATTATCTACATTCTGATGATGTGGTATCTAGAACATTATGATAAACGTATTCTGATTGTAGTTCCTACAACTGGTCTTGTTCAACAAATGTTTTCGGACTTTGATAACTATGGTCTAGAAGCAGGAGAGGTTTGTCACCGCATCTACTCTGGCATGCCCAAGCATGATATTAAGCAAAGAGTTTTTATTTCTACATGGCAGTCAATCTATCAATTGCCTAGCACATGGTTTGAGCAGTTTGGGTGCATTTTTGGCGACGAAGTGCATAACTTTAAAGCAAAGTCTCTGTCAGGATTAATGAATAAGTCTAGAGAAGCGGAGTATAGGATCGGCACTACGGGGACTCTGGACGGCACACAGACACATAAACTTGTGCTAGAAGGTTTATTTGGTCGAGTTTATAAAGTTACAACTACTCGCAAACTAATGGATGAAGATACACTAGCAGAACTAAAGATTAATATTCTTGCTTTGAAGTATCCGCCTGAAGTTTGCCGTGATATTATAAATACTAAAGACTACCACTATGAAATTGATTATCTAGTTAGTAATATCAAACGAAATAGATTGGTACAAAATCTAGCATTAGATCAAGAAGGCAATACTCTTGTTCTATTTCAATATGTAGAAAAGCATGGCAAAGTCATCTATGATCTAATCAAGGATAAAGCACATGAACGGCGTAAGGTTTTCTTTGTATCAGGTGAAGTCGATGCTGAAGTCAGAGAAGAAATACGGGGCATTGTTGAACAACAGAAAAATGCTATCATTGTTGCTAGCCTTGGCACGTTCTCCACGGGCGTAAATATTCGCAATCTTCACAATATTATTTTTGCATCTCCATCTAAATCGCAGGTAAAGGTTTTACAATCTATCGGTCGTGGACTTAGAAAGTCTGAAGATGGTAGAGCGACAACTCTTTATGACATTATGGATGATATGCATCATAAACAGAAAAAGAACTACACGCTCTTGCATGGTCTGGAAAGAATGAAGATATATAAAAGAGAAAAGTTTGATTACAAAATCTTTGAGGTAAAACTTTGAACTTATTAGATGATGAACTTGAACATGAAGAAGATTTGCCTAAAGTTTTTAAACTTGTTACGGGCGAAGAAATCATCACGACTGTTGCTAGAGTAACTGATCATTATTTTATGATCGAAACTCCTTTAGAGATTAGATACAACTCTATGAAACAATCTTTATTTTTAACTAGATGGAAGTTTGGTTCTGATTATTCTAAGGTAATGACTTTATCTGGTCAAGCGATTGTTTCTGTTTCTTCTGCTGATGATGCTGTTCTAGAAAATTATTTTGAATATAGAAGGCAGTTAGCTGAAGGCTTCACAGAAGAAGAACAAGAAAAAGAACAACCTCAAGTTGAAATTATGCTTGACGAAGAGGATACTCCTACTTTTCATTAGTATATTCCCCCGCTCCCCAAAGACATCTTTATTATATATTAAGTTTTACGTTTTGTAAAGCTTTTTTTTGTCTTGACTTTTACATATATCATTAGTATAATATATAACAATTAAAACGTCTCAAGGTAACCTAAATGGCACGTAAATCTGAAAACTATATTAACAACAAACAATTTTCTGAAGCAGTCTTTACGTATGTCAAAGAATGTAATAAATGCGAGGAAAATGGCGACTCTAGACCAGTAGTGCCTAATTATATTGCTATGGGATTTAAACAGATCGCTGAAGGTCTCTCGCATAAACCCAACTTTATTTCATACTCATATCGTGATGAAATGGTAATGGATGCGATCGAAAACTGCTTAAAGGCAATCCGTAATTATAACATTGAAGCAGCGACTCGTACAGGTAATCCGAATGCCTTTGCTTACTTTACACAGATTTCTTATTATGCTTTTCTAAGAAGAATCGCTAAAGAGAAAAAGCAGCAAGAAATTAAAGAATCGTATTTCGAAAATACTTTCGCTTCTGATTTAATTGAAGGTAATCCGAATCAGGATAATATGTCTAAGCATATTACTCATGCTGCGATTGAAAACGCAAAACGTAAAATGAATGAAAATGAAGAGTTGACAGATGACGAATATGTAGATATAATTGATGAGTCGCCTAAAAAACGTATTCGTAAAACAAATGATTCTGATGTGACGGATTTTTTATAATATGAAAATTGCTATTTTGAATGACACACACGCAGGTGTGCGGAACTCTTCTGAAATCTTTTTAAATAATGCAGCAAAATTTTATGATGATGTATTTTTTCCATATATGAAAGAACATGACATCAAGCAGATTGTACATCTAGGCGACTATTATGATAATCGTAAAGCAATTAATATTCGAGCACTAAATCATAATCGTAAACATTTTCTAGAACCTCTCCGTGAACTTGGTATTCGTATGGATATTATTCCTGGGAATCATGACTGTTATTATAAAGATACAAATACACCAAACTCTCTAAAAGAACTTTTGGGGTATTTCATAAATGAGATTGCTATTATTGAAAAACCGAAGGTCTTGGAGTATGATTCGCTGAAGTTTGCACTTCTCCCTTGGCTAAATAAAAATAACTATGAAGATTCTATGAATTTTGTTCGTACCTGTAAAGCTGACATGCTGGGCGGACATCTTGAATTAAACGGATTTGAGATGATGAGAGGTCATCGTAATGAACATGGGATGGACCCATCACCGTTTAAGAGATTTGACATGGTTTTAACTGGTCATTACCATACTAAATCTAACATCGAGAACATTCACTATCTCGGAACACAGATGGAATTTTTCTGGAATGACTGTAATGACAAAAAATACTTTCACATTTTAGATACAGAAACTCGTGAGCTAGCTGCTATCGAGAACCCTAACACTTTATTCAAAAAAATAGTTTACAATGATGAAAAATACGATTATAATAGTGTTTCAGATTTAACAGATAAGTTTGTAAAGGTGATCGTGGTAAATAAAACTAATCCAGCTATGTTTGAAAAGTTTATTGATAAGATTCAGGATCAAAGCATTCATGAATTAAAGATTGCAGAAAACTTTGATGACATCCTTACAGATGTAGATGATAATAAAGTGTCTTTGGAAGATACAACTGCTCTGCTGGACAGTTATGTTGAAGCACTAAATACTGATCTTAGTAAAGATAAATTGAAAACTGATATGCGCAGTCTTTATAATCAAGCACAGGCATTGGAATTGGTATGAAGAATTATAAATTAAAAGAATTTATCGAAGTGGTTGAAAGTGCAGACATCATTTATGGTGAAGTCTCTCTTAATGCGGCAATGAAAGTTCCTGCACGTCTTAAAAAGAAGTCCGTACTTGATGCGCTTAAATCAATCAAGAAAGAAACACTTTATATGACCTCTATTGGATATTACGGTAGTTTGACAGAAGATAAAAAAGGTCGTAAGATACTAAAGGTGCTATAATGACAGTGACAGATGATCCTATTTTTGACTTCGGGTTTACCGCAGTCTCAGAAGAAGAATTAGAAGTTGTCCAGAAGACTGCTGCAAGCGCTGAAGAAGCTGCTGCTACAGCAACGTCTTATGAAGACAAACTAAACAAACTCTACAATGCCATCCTCCCGCTACTCTCTAACCTCAAATTAAACCCAGAAAAAGATTATATCTATTGGCCTAATCGTACTGTTAAGGTCGAACAATTTGAAGAAATGATTGCTAACATTATCAAATAACACTATGCGGGTATCGTATAAAGGCTATTACCTCTGCCTTCCAAGCAGATGATGTCGGTTCGATTCCGTCTACCCGCTCCAACCTCTAACACCTTCACCGTAGGGGGTAATATCCCTACAAAAAGGATATGAAAATGGACTATATTTCAATCTGGATGATTGTAGGTTTCCTACTTGCATCCTACTCTGTTATCGCCAACGATTCTGTTCAGACGCTAGGAACATGGATCGCTTCCAATCAAAAAGTAAACAGAATGATTATGTGGGCCGCAGCGT